ACATTTTGGGCGAGAAACCCCAAGCAAGTCAGTTCCAAGATGCTTTTGAATATGCAGAAGCATTAGCTGAATGGAGTGCGGAAAAAGCATTAGTAGAGCGTGATAAGCAAGAACAGCAACGCAAAATCGAAACTGAAAGACAAGAAGTTATTAAATCTTGGACTTCTAAGTTAGAAAAAGCTAAAGCTGAATTGCCTGATTTTGATGAAATGGTGGCATCTAGCCAAGTCCAAGTACGAGATGAAGTGCGGGATGCGATCCTAGAGTCCGATGTAGGCCCTCAAATCCTATATCAATTAGCATCAGATGATGAACTTGCCCAACGTATCTCCTCTTTGCCAGTTAACAAAGCTCTCAAGGAATTAGGGAAATTGGAAGTTCAGTTTGAGCGTAAAGAAGCTCCTGCTGAAGTCAAAAGCGAACCTGTTGCTCGTAGTAAAGCACCAGCACCGATTAAGCCTCTCACCGCTGGGAAAGGTACACAAGATGTTCTCATCGATGGAGATGGAGCATTTCATGGTACTTACGCCCAATGGAAAGCAGCACGACAGGCTAAACGGATACGCTGATAACCCAATTTATATTTAAAGGAAATAATCATGGCAAATAATTTGCTAACTATTTCTAAGATCACCAACGAAGCGTTAATGGTCTTGGAAAACGAATTAACATTCACCTCTGAAGTAGATCGTAACTACGATGACCAGTTCGCTGTAGTCGGTGGCAAAATTGGTAACACTGTAAACGTTCGTAAACCAGGTCGTTTCATTGGTACAACAGGCCCAGCTTTGAACGTAGAAGATTTCAACGAAACTTCAGTTCCTGTAACCCTATCTACTCAGTTCCACGTTGATACTCAATTCACCACGCAAGATTTGGCATTGAGCTTAGATATGTTCTCTGATCGTGTATTAAAGCCTGCTGTAGCTGCTATCGCTAACAAGATTGATCGTGATGGTACTTTGCAAGCTGCAAACAACACCGCTAACATCGTTGGCGTTGCTGGTACACCTCCAACTGGTTTGATCACTTACCTGACCGCTGCTGCTTACCTTGATTCTGAAGGCGCTCCACGTGATGGCCGTAGATCATGCGTAGTTGAGCCATTTACCTCAGCTACTATCGTTGACAGCTTGAAAGGCCTCTTTGTGCCACAAGAAGCTATTGGCGAACAGTATCGTAAAGGTTTGATGGGTCGTGATTCCGCTGGTATGAACTGGAAGATGGATCAAAACATCGTTTCACATACTTTCGGTAGCTTTTCAGGTTCTGCAACTGTTAACACCACAACCGCAACTGGTTTCTTGACATCTGGCTGGGCTTCTTCAAGCACAATCACTTTGACTTTGACCAATGGCGTTAGCTTAAATCAAGGCGATACATTTACCATCGCTGGCGTTTATGCTGTTAACCCACAGAATCGTCAGGCTTATGGTTCAAACAAACTGCGTAACTTTGTTGTTAATACTGCTGTTAGCGGTTCAGGTGGTACTATTTCTGTAAACGTAAGCCCAGCTATCATTACTGCTGGTCAGTTCCAGAACGTATCTATTCCTTCAACCAGCTCTACTGCTGCTGTTAGCTTCTTTAACCAGTCTGGTACTGTTTCCCCACAAAACATCATCATGCACCGCAATGCGTTTACTCTCGCAGTAGCCGACCTTGAGTTGCCAGAGGGTGTTCACTTTGCAGGTCGTGCTTCTGATAAAGAAATCGGCTTGTCTATGCGTGTAGTGCGTCAATATACCATTAACGAATGTGCGAATGATCAGTCATTTGCATTGGTGGCCTAATAAGGTAACTTATTATGGAAAAATTTTCTCTGATTGACTTGGAAATCTCGAAGGAGATGACAGGGCGCAAGCAGGCGCAAGCCGTGCAGCGTGAACGACTAAGTGAGAAAACTTCCTGCAAAGGAAGATGCGATAGTCTGAACAGCGATATAACTAAAGAAGTCGCTGAGTTTGGGTCGAAGAACTCAGACCGCCAGAAATGGTCAGTAAGCCAAAAGCTGAAAGTAACAGATTGCAATAATGACAGTATTCCTACTCGTTTAGACGTTCTGTATGGTTGGGCTAACTTGTATCCTGAACTCGCTTGCCGTGTTGCAGCTTAATTTAACGGATAACGAAAGGAAACTATATGTCTAATCCAGGACCAGCAGTAACTAACTCGATTCATCCACAGAATCTAGGTACAAACCAAGCTCTGCGCCTTTTGGCAGTAAGCAAGGGTGTAAGCCTAGCATCTGATACGGATACCGCAGTTAACGTAATTAACACTTCTAGCTATGTTCCAGCAACTGTTTTGATTGCTAACGCAAACAATTCAGGTTCTGCAATCTCTAGCCCAGCAAGCGTTTATTTTGGTATCTACAATGCTCCATCACAGGGCAACACAACTGCTGCAATTCTCACAACCGCTACTTTGCCTGCTAGTTTTACCAGCACAACGTATGTTGATGTAGTTGCTGCAAGTTACCCTGCTTTGGCGCAAACAGCACAAACTTTGTATGTAAACGTAGCTACTGCTACTGTTTCAGGCACAGTTGACGTGTATGTTTACGGCTACGATTTATCAGGCCCACAGCAGTAATTTTGTAGTAAAGTAGAAGCCCACCCCCTAAAAAGGGTGGGTTTTTCACATTTAAGGGGAATTAATGAAAACAATTATGATTGGACTTCCTTGCTATTCAGGAAAAGTCCATGTGCAAACAATGAGAGCTTTGATGGGCGATGTTATTTTATTGCTTTCAAAAGGCTATAAATTTATGATCGCAGAAGATGTCGGAAATAGCGATATAGCAGCGTGTCGAGCAGCAATCGTAGCCACTTTTTATCGCTCTATAGCTGATGAATTGATCTTTATTGACGATGATGTCTTTTGGACTCAAGGCGATATGGTCAAATTAGTAGAATATCCAGTAGATGTCGTGGGTGGTGTTTACCCTAAAAAGACAGAAGAAATCGCTTTTCCTGTTCGCATGGATTTAAAAGAAGAATATAGAACGAACTCCGAAACAGGTTTGATGGAAGTAGCTGGACTTCCTGGCGGGTTTATGAAAATTACTCGTAATTGCGTAGAGCAGATGATTAAAGCCTACCCCAAAACTACTCAAAGAAGCACTAATGAAAGCTCAGAATTTTGGCCATTCTTTGATCCATTGGATATACCTGGTGATCGTTTAAGTGAGGATTTCAGCTTTTGTGAAAGATTCCGTCAAATCGGTGGAAAAGTCTGGGCTGACTTTGAAATGGAGATGGGTCACATAGGCTACAAATCTTACAAAGGAAGCATGGGAAATTACTTGAGAAGTCTAGAAAACAATGTAAAATAGTTGTAGATTTACAACACACCCCCTTTGCAAAGGAAAAACTATGTCATTTCAAACAACTCCAGCACGTGGAAATATTCTTTATAACTTCCTCGTTTATCCATCTTTAACCCCAACTTCAGTTTCTGCTTCTTCTACTGCTGTTCAGACCTTTACTATTCCTGGTCTAGCTGTAAATGATGCAATTAGCGCAACTTCTGCTGGCGCACAAACAACTGGAATTACAGTAGCTAATACTTGGGTTTCTGCTGCTAACGTATTGTCTCTGCAATTTGTTAACGCAAGCACTTCTGCTTTGACTCCTTTTGTTGGCACATATATCCTTGCTTGTGATCGTTTAGAAGGCACAATCCTCCCAACTAACGCAGCTTAAGGATAAATAATGGCTAACGTATCAGCATATCGTTTTGTAGGCCCTACAACGGCTATTAGCGTTAGTGGCACTTCTTCAACTTCTGTAACGATTGTTCCTAACGGAAACGATCAAGCAAACTTTTGTGGCTTTTTAAATACTGGCTCTAGCCCTGTTGCTATTACGATTACTCCTGCTATTGCAGGAACAACGACAACAGCACCAGCAGCCGTATTGCCATCAGGTGGATCAAGCAGTCAGAGCTTTGTGTTGGGTGTAGCAATGTCCCAGCCTACAGTTTTGGCAGTACCCCCAAGTTTTGCAATTACAGCGATTGGAACAAGTGGCACACTATATGTGTTGCCTATGGTAGATCAGAACTAAGGAAAAATTATGGCAAACCCAGGCGTTGCAAGCAGTTCAGTTATCAATTTATTACCAGTTCAAGCTGAATATGATGCCAATGGCAACTGCTTGGGTCTGTATGGTCAAGGTGGCAATTCGTTACAAACACCAATAAATGCTACTAATTTAAGCGTTGAAGGCAATTTAGTAATTTCAGGAACTAATCCTACTTTGGGTTCTGGATGGGGAACTAACCCCACTATTCTTGCTAATAACAGTTTTTGCTTCAAAGTAACAGTTGGCACAGGTGGCGCAGCTAATGGAACGATCAATCTTCCTACAGCCCCTAATGGTTGGTTAGGTTTTGCTGCTGATGTAACTAGTGGTAGCACCCTATTTTTGCAACTGACAGGAAGCACAGCTACTTCAGTAACATTTACTAGCTATTCTGTAACAACTGGTGCTGCTGCTAATATGTCTGCTGGAGATGTAGTTCTAGTTAACTGTATCGCCTACTAAGGGTAGATTATGGCTACAGGGCCAGCTTTAACGCAGGATCAGAATTTACTGCCTGTTCAGGCTTACTTTAACGTAGATGGGTCATTTAACACATTTATTGGGCAAGGTAAGCCTTTTTACGCTACTACTAACCCTGTTCAATCAGGGCTAACAATCACCAATAGCACGATTGATAGCTCTCCTATAGGGGCTACAACGCCATCTACAGGCTCTTTTACTAATATAACTACAACTACAGGGCAGATTACAACCCAGCCTAGTGGCCCTAATGATATTGTTAACTTATTAGCTTTACAGTCTTACGCAGCAGGCATTTCTTGGAAACAACCAGTAGCTGTTGCAACTTTATCTAATATTACGCTGTCAGGGCTTCAAACAATCGATGGTTACACGACCCTAGATGGGGATAGGGTAATCGTCAAGAATCAGACAACAACGGCTAATAACGGCATTTATATCGCTTCTAGCGGTGCTTGGAGTCGTTCTTCTGATGCAAATACATGGAATGAGTTAGTTTCTGCGATTGCGTTCGTAGAATATGGCTCACAAGCTGGTAGTGCATGGTTCTGCACAGTTACACCTGGCGGTACATTAGGAACAACACCAGTAACTTGGGCGCAATTTACCACTTCTGCTACTTATAACGCAGGCACAGGGTTAACCCTTACAGGCTTTACATTTAGCATTACTAATATTGGCACAGCAGGAACTTACGGCTCTGCAAGTGCAGTCCCTGTATTTACTACCAACGCACAGGGTCAAGTTACTAGCGTTACAAACACTTCTATTGCGATTGCCAATACCCAAGTTAGCGGTCTTGGCACAATGTCAACGCAAAATGCGAATAGCGTAGCAATTACAGGAGGGTCGATCAATGGCACTACTATTGGCGGTTCTAGTGCTGCCGCAATTACTGGTACTACTATTACTGCTACTTCTTCTTTTAGTGGATCAGGTAGCGGGCTTACAGGAACAGCATCAGGATTAAGCATTGGCGGTAACGCAGCAACAGCAACAAGCGCAGGCTCTGTAACGAATAGCATTACATTTAATAATTCAGGCACAGGCGCAGCATCAGGCACGACTTATAACGGCTCAGTAGCCCAGACTATTTCCTACAATACTGTAGGCGCACCATCGACAACAGGAACTGGCGCAAGTGGCATTTGGGGCATCAATATTACAGGTAACTCTGCAACAGTTACTAATGGTGTTTACACAACAGGAAGCTACTCAAACCCTACTTGGATCACATCAATTTTAGGTTCTATCGTAAGTGGTGCAGTAGCATCTGCAACGACCTCTACGAACCTTTCAGGCGGTCTAGCAGGCTCTTTGCCCTATCAATCAGGCGCAGGAGCAACGACATTCTTAGGAATTGGCTCTGCAAACTATGTTTTAACTTCTAGTGGTACCGCACCGCAATATGTTGCTCAAAGCACATTATCAGTAGGTTCTGCAACAACAGCAACTACTGCGACTAATTTAGCGGGTGGTATTGCTAGTCAAATTCCTTATCAAAGTGCTGCGGGAACGACTGCTTTTATTGCTAACGGCACATCAGGGCAATTCTTACAATCTAATGGCACAGGCGCACCTACTTGGGCAACACCTACAAGCTATGCGACAGTAACCGATGACACCACTACAAATGGCACTCGTTATCCTTTGTTTGCAAACCAAACAAGCGGAAATTTATCAACAGAATATACAAGCTCTACTAAACTCCAATATAACCCTTCTACTGGGGTATTTACTTCTACCAGCTTTAGTGGCGCAGGAACAGGCTTAACAGGGACAGCTTCTAGTCTTTCGATTGGCGGGAACGCAGCGACAGCAACGAGCGCAACATCAGCAACAACTTCAACAAATTTAGCTGGTGGCTTAGCAGGATATTTGCCTTATCAATCTGCCGTAAATACAACGACTTTCCTCGCCCCTGGCACAAACGGCTATATCCTGACTTTATCAAGCGGATTACCAACATGGGCTGCTGCTCCTGCAACTGGGGTTACGATTACAGACGATACAAGCTCTGTTACTGCGTATTATCCCCTATTTGCAAGGGTTACAAGCGGTACAGCAACAACTGAATACACCAGTTCTACTAAGCTCAACTACACACCCAGCACAGGTCTTTTAGCTGCTACAAGCGTAGCCATTACAGGAACTTTAAGCGCAAATGGAAGTGTAGGCACATCAGGACAAGTATTAATATCTAATGGATCAAGCCCTGCATCATGGACAACATTTACTGGTGGTGCAACAGTTACCTCTACGACCTCGACTGGGCCATATTACATAGTTGGCTCATCAGCAACAAGTGGCACATTATCAACAGCTTATGTTAATACTGGAATTAGTTACAATGCTTCAACAGGCGATACAACTACACCGCAAGTTGTGGCAAGTAATGGTATTTTTGTTAATAATTTAACTGTAGGAACAAGTTACTCAATCGCAAGCGGGTATAGCGGTCTTTCTGTAGGCCCTGTAACAGTCGCATCAGGTAAAACAGTAACAGTTCCTAGCGGTTCTAGATGGGTGATTCTATGAGTTCAATGGTTCTTTCAGGCGATACAAGCGGTACAGTTACAGTTACAGTTCCTGCGGTAGCTGGTACTAATACTGCGACTATTCCTGCTGCTACTGGTACTGTAATGGTTAGCGGTAATATGCCAGCGTTTAGTGCTTATCAAAGCGTTGGACAAACAATTTCTACAGCAACAACAACTAAAGTAACATTTACAACAAGTGAATTTGATACTACTAATGGTATGTATGCTTCTAGCAGATTTACTCCTACTATAGCTGGTTATTATCAAGTAAATTCTGCTATACAAATTGCAACAACATCTACTAGTATGCAACTTTATATTTATAAAAATGGTTCTAATTTTAAAGCTGGGCCAGCACCATCTTCTTCTTCTGGTTGTGGTGTTAATAGTTTAATTTATTTGAATGGTTTAACTGATTACATTGAAATTTATCTGTATTTAGGTGTCGGCCAATCTTTGTCAAATACAAATTTTTATACATATTTTAATGCGGCATTGATAAGGAATTGATATGACTTTATACGACAAAATCATGGCTTTATATCCTAGCCTTACCCAGCAGGATTTTTTGACAGTAATCCTATTGCAAAACGATTCAGACGGCAAAGGCGATTACATTGCTAAATGGGAACATCCTACATTGGCTAAACCTACTGCGGAGCAATTAGCATAATGGCATACGGAATTGTAAACGCTGACCAAATAGGCACATCTGTAGCCAATACTTCATTAGGTGCTGGTAACGCTTCTACTATGAAGAACCGCATTATCAATGGTGCAATGGTTATTGACCAAAGAAATGCTGGTGCTAGTGTTACTCCTGCAAATGGGGATTACCTTGTTGATAGATTTGCGTATTATTCAACTCAAGCATCTAAACTCACTTCACAACAAAATGCTGGTTCTGTAACTCCACCAACAGGATTTACAAAATATTTAGGATTTACTTCATCTTCTGCATATTCTGTTCTTGCAAGTGATTATTTTGTAATTCAACAAAAAATTGAAGGATTTAATGTTGCAGATTTAGGATGGGGAACTACCAATGCCAAGACTATAACTTTGTCGTTCCAAGTCTATTCATCGTTGACTGGAACTTTTGGCGGTGCGTTATTAAATAGCGCATCAAATAGGTCTTATCCATTTAGTTACTCAATTCCTGTAGCAAATACTTGGACTTCAATTTCAATAACTATTGCTGGTGA